CGCTTACATAAGTAACACTAATAATCCTCCCTCGTCAGCACGAAACGTTTCGCGTACATGTGTTCGGTTTCCAGAAGCACATAAACTAGTGCTTGTCAATAGTCGAAACGTTTTGCTATAATAATTTTAAGGGCCGGGGCTGTCCTTCATGCAGGGCCGGAAGCCTGGACTATGAGATAGCATGTACTCATATGATCCCCGGTCCTTACCACATAGGAGGCTATTATGGATGCAAACACGATCATAACCGTAATAAGTAACATAGGTTTTCCGATAGCCTGTGCTGTGGCTATCTTCGTTTACTGGCAGAAGGACCGCGAAGCTAACCTTCAGGCCCTGGATAAACTTAGAAAGACAGTAGACAACAACACGGCTATTATTACCCGGTTACTGGAGAAGCTGGAGGGTAAATAACATGGATACCATTTATGGTGTAGCACTAAGCAATTTGAAGAAGGGCAGCAAGGGTCAGGACGTATATATCCTGCAGGTATTACTCAACTCGTTCGGATACTCTTGCGGTACCGCTGATGGCATATGGGGCAGTAAAACTTCTGCCGGCGTTCTGGCTTTTAGGAAGGCCGTAGGACTATCTGCAGTGTCCGAGGTAAATATGACATGCTGGGACAAAATATTCAACTATAGGAAGTGAGGTGAAAACAAGTGGACGCGGAAAAAGTATTAAAGCTCGTAGAGGCAGGCTTTACAAAGGACGAGATCATGGCACTGGCTGCACCGAAGCAGGAAGCACCTGCACCGGATCCGGAACCGACACCGGCACCGGAAGTCAATGTTGTCACTGAACCGGAAGTAAAAAAAAATTCCGGCTCTTCCATCGATTCTCTCGTAGATAAAGTCGCAGATCTGGAAAAACTTATCCAGGCACAGAACAGACAGTCAGTAGTAATTGACACACCTAAGCCGGAAACGGCCAACGATATTTTCAAGTCAGTATTCGGGCTAGAGCTCGATACAAGTAATAGGGAGGTAAAGTAATATGAATGAAATGTCATTCACGCAGGCTTCCAGCCTGCTTACAGAAATCGCATCGCAGGCACAGGGCACAAAAGCAATCGCTCCGGTAGACACAGCGTCTTTTATTGCTTTGGCCAACACAACACTTCAGACAGGATATGACGTAGTATCTAATGCTATTTCACAGGTCCTGTCTAAGACCATTTTCTCAGTCCGTCCTTACAGCCGTAAACTGAAGGGCATGAAGGCTGACAGCATCCGTTTCGGTAACCATGTAAGAAAGATTACTATCCTTGACGGAGCACTGGAGAATGACGACAGACAGACTCTTACAGATGCGCAGTCTATCGACCAGCAGGTAGTCAACAAGCCGAAGGCACTGCAGACCAACTTCTATGGTATTGATGTTTACCAGCGTCATGTCACGATCTATAGAGATCAGCTGGATGTAGCTTTCTCTTCCGCTGAAGAGTTCGGCAGATTTATTTCTATGGTCTACCAGAACATCAGTGACCAGCTCGAAAAGGTACACGAGGAAACAGCTCGCGCAACACTCGCAAACATGATCGGTGCCAAGGTACTCGCTGATAATACAAATGTATTCTATCTGTTCGACGAGTATTACGCAGAAACAGGCGTTTCTCTTTCTTCTGCTACCTATAAGGATCCGCAGTATTACGAATCTTTCTGCAAGTGGATGTTCGGTTTTATCAACACGATCTCCGACAAGATGGAGGAAAGATCCGTATTGTTCCACCAAAATTTCGGATCCAAGAACATCATGCGTCACACTCCGAAGTCACTGCAGAAAATGTACATGTTCGGTCCGGAAATGAACCAGATCGACAGCAGACTTTTCTCCAGCATCTTCGGACCTCAGTTCCTGAAGCTCGTAGATTTCGAGAAGGTGAATTACTGGCAGTCCATTAACACACCTGCACAGATCCAGGTCAAGCCTTCTTATCTGGATATCACAGACGGCACTGTTATTGAGAGTGAAGATTCCGTAACAGTATCTAACATTCTCGGCGTTCTCTTTGACGAGGAAGCATGTGGATTCACCACAATCAATACATGGTCTGCGGCAGCACCGTTTAACGCAAGGGGCGGCTATACGAATATGTTCTGGCACTTCTCGGAGCGGCCGTGGAACGATCTCACCGAGAACTTCTGCGTATTTGTTCTGGACAATGCACCGAAGTACGACCTTACAGTAACCAAGGGTGCACACACAACGATCACACTTAAAAAGAACGGAGCAAGCCTGGCTGCCACAACAGCCAGCGATGCTTTCAAGAAGGGCGATCGTCTGGAAGTATCCGCAACAGCAGGAAGCGGTTATCATCTCACTACATTTACCGTAAACGGTGAAGATGTGACAGGATCCACAGTGATCCAGGTAACCGATGATGTAACCATCGTTACAGTCGCAGAGGCCAACGAGTAAGCATAAGAAAGGAAGGAATATATGATTCCTATTACCTTTTGCAACTTTTCAAAGAAACCGAACAGCACCGCCCGGCCCTACGTCGGTCCGACTACGTTCACAATAACCGCGCGACAGGAGGGAGAGGGAACACCCTCTCCTTCCAATCCGCGTCCTATTCTTCCCGGACTTTCTTTCCGTCTGGATAATAACCAGATGGACAATAACTACGGCGGAAGCATTGACCTTGTGAGTGGGGGAGAGGTGGGGACGCATGGCGTGGTTGACCTAGGCTCACTTTACTGGACTTCGGCATCTTCACAGAATAGTATTTTCAGGGCTGTAATTTCGGATATGAAAAGTGCGACTTCCGCCGCCGAGCGTTTGACTGGAGGAATGATGTGCGAACAGTTAAAACTCGCTTCGTCTGTCGTTATAGATGGGAACATGGATGATAAGGCGTTCGTACGATATATAGACCATCAGATTGTTATACGCTTTATCGGTGAAACAACAAGCACCATCGGAACAACTCTCAATGGTGTAAAATTCGTCTATCCGTTAGATACGCCCACCACGGCTACCAGATCGCAGAGCGAACTTTCCAGAGCAGCAGCAGCACTCGGCGTTCCGTGGCCTATACACCTTCCCAGCATGTATCAGGCCGATAATTGCGAATTGATAGAAGATACAAGTATCATTACTCCGAAGATCAGATGGCACGAGCATGATCTTTACAGTCCATATGATTTCAACTATTGCTATATACCAACATTTGAGCGGTATTACTTTGTTACAAACATTACCTATCAATTAGGAACATGGCTAATCGATTTGTCGGTCGACGTTCTGGCAACCGCAAGATATGTGATCGGATCCAGCACACAATATATCCTCCGGTCGGCGTATGAATATGATGGTAATATAGTGGATACTATGTATCCCACAAAGACCAACCCGAAGAAGGTGGTAGTACCTGCAGAGATGGATCAGACGTATCTTTCACCGAAGACCATCTTCGGTTCAATTCCGCTTCCATGTTTTGTTGTTGGACTGATCGGACCTGTAGCAGCATCCGTGACACCGATTGTCGATGATGCAAGCAAGCTCCTTTATAATGGCTCGGTTGTGTATTATGTTCTCCGTCTTCCGCAGCTCCGTCAGCTGATCGATACGATCCTGACAGAGAATAACTTCATTCCGACATATGGTATTCCTACTTCCGAATTATCGGAAGCTCTGCAGAAGCAGCTCATCAATCCGATGCAGTATATCCATTCCATTAAGGCTATGCCCTGCACACCGGATAATGTGCTGGTCAGTAATCAGCCCGGTTTTATGATGGGTTGGACTCCGTTTGTTCTGGAGCATCAGTCAGTGCTTGGCGGATGGTCGATCATCGTCAATAAGAATCCGGGCGGTTATGCTCCGGTCCCGACAGATGGAGCACAGGGATATCTTCAGACGTTCCGCTGTGAAGTAAGAGCAAGACTGCATCCGGCGTATGCGACCAGAGGACACTATGTAGTGGGTGCTCCGTTCTCTAAGTATGAAGTATATGTGGAACCGTTCGGTACTATTGAGCTGACGCCGGGCAACATGCTTGCATCGAGGATCGATACCTATACCAGTCAGGATGATTCATACGATTATATCGCTCTCTATTTCGATTGTACCGTAGACTATTCTACCGGCGACGCAAGACTGAAGATCTGGTCCTATGCAGCGGATACCGGTATCGCACATATCGAAGTAGTACATTATATCGGCACACAGAATGTAGGCGTAGACGTTCCTTTCCATCAGGCTACACAGGATGCTTACGGTTACAGACAGTCGATGCGTAACCTGCAGGAAGGCATGGCACAGACACCTCTCAATATCCTTAAGGGACTGTTCGGAGTTCAACAGGGTGTTATGAGCTCTAAGCCTGCCGGATATGCTTACGCAGGATCGCAGGCAACAAACGTCGGATCCGGTATGATCTCTTCCATCGAATCGGGGAAAAACGCAATCGATTCGGCAGAAGCGGCTGCACAGGTCGGCATCCAGACCGGATCTTCCTCCGTAGGATCCTGGCTGACATACTGCAAGGATCTCTGCTCACCTGTCGCGCATTGTTATTTCTATCCTATAGTAGACGAGCTTAACTCAGATCTCGGCCGTCCTCTTTGTTCTCCGAGACAGATCAGCAACGTTCCCGGATACAATCTCTGTCTGAATGGTCACATTGTCAGTGGCCTCACCGCACAGGAGAACCAGATGATCGAGGACTTCTTAAACGGAGGTTTCTACTATGAGTAACTGGTGGACATGGTGGACTTCACCGACAACAGGAAGACGCTATTGGGATCAGGATCAGATCTCATGGCTTTACGGACAGTTTACCGCTTTGGGGCTGTCCGATAATGCTGTCTGCGGACTGTTCGGGAACCTGTATTGGGAATCCGGTATCTGTCCAATGAAATGCGAGGGTATTCCGATAGTCAATCAGTCACTGAACGAGACGATCAACAGGATCCGACCTGCAACGCGTTCGGAGTTCATCGCGCAGGTATATAACGGAGGCACAGGTTATTCCCTGGCTCAATGGTCCTATGTAAGAAAAGGTGATTATTATGACTGGCCGAACCCGACACAGCGCGACGTGCAGTGGGCATGGCTCGGTACGGAATACCAGATCCAGCGCGACGGACCGTTCCTGATCCACGACCTGCAGCAGCATCCGGATACGAGGTCCATTAATGAGAACATATGGAGCGCACAAGGGAAGACCGTCTGGCAGTGGCTCTCTGATCCGGGAGTTTCTTTGGACGATGCGCTTAATGCGGTCCTTATGCTTTATGAAAAACCCTGGTCATCTGCTCCGACGCAGGCACAGTATAATACAGAGTTCAACCAGAGACGCGGACCGGCCGGAGATATCATGCAGGATTTCGCAGGACTGACACCGCCGACACCGCCGACACCACCACCGACACCACCGGGACCGGGACCTGTTAATGGCCTTCCGATCTGGTTATATTTCAAAATGAAGGAGATGAATGGAAATGCTAAGTAATTCGCCCGGAGTGCCGTTTTACTACGACCATATCAACGCGAATTGGGGTATGCAGTCACCGAGCACAGTGCATTGTAAAAATACATGCCTGTCCTCGATGTTTCAAAGATACCTCTTTCAGCGCGCTATGTCTGTATTTAAGTGGAAACTTCCGGAAGAGATCAACCCATATTATTTCAAGTGGGTACTGAATACATTCGGGTTTATCGGTCTCTTTAACACGAAGCAGTTCGGACATTGCGCGATGTTCGGAGGCTTTGAGGGTTACGACCTTTACTATTACCCGAAGTATATGTTATTTAATTCGCCGGTATTCAAGGAGACGATCCGAAGAGAAATTAACAAGGATTGTGTGCTCCTGAACCTGAAAGGAGACTTCAACGGCTGGTACGACCTGACGTCTTTCTATGCCGATCAGCTGGCACTTCTGTTTGAAGATGCGGGCATCTCGATGGTATCTACGAAGTATGCTAATGTATTTTCTGTGGATAATAAGGCCGGCGCGGAATCTTTCAGAAGAATGTTTGACCAGATCGCGTCCGGAGATCCGGCAGTATTCATCGACCGAAACCTCTTTAACGATGACGGATCTCCACGCTGGCTCAATTTCCAGAGCAAGCTCGGAGATAACTACATTATCGACCGGCTCCTGATCGACGCCAGAAAGATCATTAACCTCTTCGACATCGAGATCGGTATACCTTCGGTCAATACCGAGAAGCGTGAGAGACTGGTCACCGCTGAAGCGGAAGGCACATATGATGAAGCAAGGAGCCGTTCTGAAATGTGGCTGGAAGACCTGAAGAAAGAGTGCAAGAAAGCTAAATCCCTTCTGGATTTCGATATCGATGTGGAGTTCAGAAGTAAGAAAGGAGATGAGAATAATGCCCAAAGCAAACCTGTCGATAGTCGGGATGCTGCAGTGGAATCCTAATCTATTTAAGGATATGCCGATCCCGGAAACAGTGAACCGGGAAACGCTTAAGAATAATATCATTCTGGAATGTGCCGAGCTGCAGCTGATATGGACTGATCCGGATTTTCTCAAGCAGGCAATCGATGCGTGGGCAGCGGTCAATCTTCCTGTATGGGACGAGATCAAAAGGATCCTTTCCATCGATTACGATCCGCAGTGGAATAAAGACCTATACGAAGAGGGCTCGGATACCACACTGAAGACCGGAACAGACACCACGACGCAGACCGGTACGGATACGCTTGCAAAGACCGGTACGGATACCCTGGCGAAATCCGGTACGGATACACTGGCAAGCACCGGCACCGATACCGTTGCTTCCACAGGAACAGACACGATGCGGAAGACCGGCACTGTCGCAGGACAGACGATCAATACGTCCGTGAAGGATCAGGATATCGCGGAGAATTCCAATACGACCGCGACGGAGACGGAACAGGAGATAAGAAACGACGAGCAGGATATCACTAATTCCGTAAACGGTTTCAACTCGGCCGGAACCGTGGCAAGCATGGCAGCTCATGACCATCAGGACAACGATGCGGAATCCACAAGATCCGCGAACCGGTCCGGGACAGAAGCAGTCGCGCATACGAAGACGGATGATACTACCGTGACCGATACCGGATCCAGTAATACGTCCAACGATCTTACCGACGCCCGGACATTGAATCTCCAGAACCAGGAGACGAAGAACCTGCAGGATCAGAGAACGATCTCTCTTATCGACCAGAATACGAAGAACCTGCAGGATCTACGGACCAAGAACCTTACCGATCAGCAGGTGAAGAACCTTCGGGACGAGCTCAGTCATCACTGGCACGTATATGGTAATATCGGTTCTGTCAGCTCCCAGGAGCTTTTAATGAAGGAACTGGAACTTCGGAAGATCAATATCTATAAGATCATTACTGCGGACTTTAAGAAGCAATTCTGCCTGCAGGTATATTATTAAGAAGGAGGTAAACGACAATGCCATTATTCGAGCATATGCCTTACACTAATTTTGAAAATGTGAACCTTGACTGGATCCTGAAGACCATCAAGGAGCACGAAGACAAACTGGCCGACCATGAGACCAGGATCTCGACACTGGAAGAAACGACCACGACTATCGAGCAGAATATCACCGTTATCGAGGGCGATATCACAAACATCAATAACGAGATCACCGAGATCACGAACATTCTGGATCAGCTGGATCTGACCGACCTGATCGCGCAGGTCAACCAGAACACACATGATATCGACGAGCTGGAAGAAGCTATCGAAGGACTGGATCTTTCCGCTTTATGGTCCGCGATCAATACGAACAATGCGGCATCCATCGCAAGAGATGACGAGCTGTCCGCAAGGATCGCGCTTTTGGAAGAAGCCACCATCCACGATATCAATAACTATTACAACGAAGGAAACCAGCTCCTGTTCGGTTCCGACTTAAGAGGTCTTCCCTCCGAGTGCCTGGGACCTGCTACCGCGGGATCCTTCCCGATCTCCTATGGTGACTGGTATAACAGACCGGGCTATGAAGGACAGCAAAGAGCACGTTCTTTCAAGTATGTACAGAATTACGGCTTCTGTCCGGATACAGAATCTTCCGGATATGACTATTACCAGATGGGTACCGTTGCGAAGTTCTTCGGAAACCGTACTTTCACACTGACGTTCGCTCTTGCTGGAACCAGCGACAACACGACACCGGTATGGTATTCCCACACATTCGCGGATGCGAACACGTCCTGGGATATCGCTACAGGATGTCAGATCACCGCATACCAGGGTATCATCCAGTTTAAGGGAACCGCGGAGAACTGGGAGAATAACGTCTTTGATGGTAAGTATATGGTATTTGCTTATCTTGAATACGGATCAGGCAGCGTACCGCATGACGCGAACCAGAAACCGCTTTACGACGCGAAGGACAGACTGTTCTTCCTGGATCCTGTCGCTTCCTCGATCCGTAAGGGTACTTATTTCTCGCAGCCGAGATCCGGCCTCAAACAGCAGGTCATGGTCAAGAAGAGAGATCTTCCCGGACAGGTCTACGATTACTCGCTGGATGTTTGGGCACAGCTCCGGGGCTACTGGTATGATGATATGTTCGCAGGTTATATCGAGCTTATCATTAAGGACAGCTCTTCCGTATCCGGTCAGGAAGAGAATCTTACCCAGGAAGGCTGCTACTTTGATGTTACCTTCTCCATTCCGGATCCGCTGGTCGAAGGAGATCCGAAGATCCCGGTCGAAGCAGCAGGTGCCTACGGACACCACAGCTCGATCTCTAAGAATATCGATATCGATGTGGAGCTGGCAGCATCTTCCGGTGCTACCAATACGGACCGTATTACAGTTACCGTTAAGTCATCCGGCCTGACTATCGGTGCGGACGGTTCCGGAAACCCGAGAACATATACACAAAGGATTAACTTCCAGCAGTATATCTGATAAAATATAAACGGAACCTCTATGGCTAAATGCTATTTCCCTCAGTTCCCTGGACAGCCGGTTATGCACCTCATACCGGCTGTCCTTTTCTTATAAGGAGAAATCAATTATGAAAATGTATCTACCCAATGGCTACTTAAATATGAAGGGCATCATGGAAGATAAAAGATATCCTTTCGTCTTCGGTGTCGGTAGTAGAGGCACAGGAAAGACATACGGGATCCTTCAATGGCTGATGACCGAGACGGAATCTAAATTTATCCTTCTCCGTCTCACACAGGGCGAAGCAGAGCTTGTAGCAAGCGAAGAAGCTAACCCTTTCAAGCCTCTCGGCCCGGAAATAAGTGAGCATATCAAGTTTAAGAATGTGGATAAGAATACGACAGCCTTCTTCTTCGATGGAGAGCTGAAAGGCGTCGTGATGGCTCTTTCCACGTTCGCAAAGGTCAGAGGCGCGGACTTTTCCGATTATGACTATATCTTCTTCGACGAGTATATCCCTGAGAAGCATATCAAGAAGATCGCGCACACCGGCGAGGCCCTGAAGAACTGCTACGAGACAGTGAACCGTAACCGGGAATTATCCGGAAAAGATCCGGTGAAGCTGGTATGTATGGCAAACGCCCTTAATTTTAATAATGATATCCTGATCGAGTTTCATATCACGGAAGCACTGTACCGGATGCAAAAGACCAAGCAGGAATTCTATTATGATGACAGACGAGGGCTCATGGTCATCTATCCCCAGAACAGCCCGATCAGTGAGAGAAAGAGCGAGACAGCTCTTTATAAGCTCGGAGGCCGGTATAATGAGATGGCACTGGATAATACTTTCCGGGAATATTACGATGGCAATATCCGCAGCATGAACCTTAAGGGTTTCAAGCCGATGTATATTTTCGATACATTATGTTTCTATCGGTCAGTTAATGCGGACCGGATCTGGTACGTCACCGAGACTTGTAAGGGTAACTTCCGGGAACAGTATGGTAATACGGACTTTGAGCAGATGCGGTTTGTGAGAAAACACATGATGCTGCATGATCTTTATCTCATGCAGAAAGTGGTATTTGAATCGTCGGAGCTGGAGATTCGGTTCCTGGATATATTCAACATCACATAAGAAAAGGACCGGTGGTTGCTCCGGTCCTTCCCAGGGTACTAATACTTCCCCTGACGGTGATATGGAAGAGAAGCGATGACGCTTAGAACGGAAGAGGAAGATCCTCGTCCGGCTCTTCTTTCTTTGCTGCCTTCTTTTTAGTATCGGCAGGCTTCGGGTCCATGAAGTCGATAGAATCTACGAAGATCTCCCAGGAATAGCCCTTGTTGCCGTCTTTTGTTTCGTAGGTACGTGTGTGCAGCGCACCTTCGATGGCAACTTTCGAGCCCTTCTTGAGATACTTGGCGATCACTTCCGCTGTCGTGCCCCATGCAACGCAGCGAAGGAAATCGGCTTCCTCTTTGTTCTTCTGGACAGCCAGAACGAAAGCGCAGAGGCTCTTGTCTTTTACTTCTTTGACTTCAGGATCAGCGGTCAAACGACCGGTTGCGAATAATTTGTTCATAAAATGCACCTCATTTCTAAAATTGATTATATACCTAATATAGCGAACGGATCATCCTCTGTCAAGAGCTCTTTTGCAAGTCTTACGGCTTCTTTATATTTATCCGTGACGCCGACAACGTATGTATCCTTATATAGATAAGTATTTGCAGTAATATGTATATCTTCTCCGTTGATCTGGATCCAGAAGTCCGAATGATCGTTATACTTCACCGCAAGGCCGGCATCCTCGAATAAGAAACCTTCCCCGAAAGCCTCTATACCTCCTTTCCTTTCCAGCTCCCTGGCTCCCTTAGATTTAGGTACACCGGACACAGTAATCTTACATTTGCCGTTCTTGTCAGCAGATACATACTTCTTCGCACCGCAGGTGATAAACTTTTCCGAAACTCCTTCCGGCTCAAATACGCCCATGTAGTGACGGTTTCCTTTCGGATCGTCCGCATAGGCTCCGGACTGTTCCGCAAGACGTATCTTCTTTTCGTTGTACACGTCCCAACAAATTGCCTGATCTCCTTCCTGGTATTTAACGCTATCAGTATCACAGTAGACATTGTAACCTCCCTGATCTTCCACATTCTTAATCCCTAATTCTAATTCATATCTGGCCCATGCAGTGCACCATACTCCAAACTGCATCGGAAGAAATGCTTTCTTATTGTAACTATCTAACCTCGCCTGCCTGTCCTCATACTTTTCCCGGTACGGATCTTCCGGATCGTCCCTCTTATAGAGGATGGACGGTCGCAAAGGGTTTTGAACCATCATGCCGTAGATCGAATTAAGTTTTTCTTTGGAAGCCAGATATAAGGCTTCCGATCCGGTCACGCCCTTGAGCTCGGTCTTGAGCTTGTAATATTTGAGAGTGAGAGCGACGAGCGGTTCCGGCAGCGGCTTATAAGTAGAGCCCCAGCAATCCAGTATCTCGAAAGAATCCCAGATATATTGCCTTGCTATGATACGCAGATCCACGTCGGTAATAGTCATCTCTAAATATTCTTCTTTACCGATAGATAATATACGGCCATTATCCTCATATACTTCACGACCACAAATAACTTTACTGGTCGGGATATATGGGTTACTGCAGTATTTATCCTTGAGCCTTATATAGTAGATCCGGACCTTAAGAAGAAGCGCGAGATGGTTTATTTCTATCTTATATCTCATCTCTTCGTTACTGATCGGACCGATATGCCACATCTTCCCACCCGGATAGAGATGATTCACGAGAACTTCCGGATAAGATGAGGACCGGTCCACAGAAAGGACATTCTCCAGAACGTCGAAAGCGAACATCCTGTTCGCGTGAGTATTGCCTCCGCGAAATGCGAATTGAAGCTGGTCGAATAGCTCTAAGTCCGGCTGGATATTGAACCGGTAGTGATAATTCAGTGTTCCCCACATCTTCCGGGCTTCCCTTCTGACGTATCCTGTGGATGTTAATGGGACGGAATACAGATCGTCATCTTCTCTTTTCAGCTTCTCCGCGATGGCCTCACAGAGACCCAGTACGTCGTTGATACAATACTGCAGCTCATATCTTCTAAGAGCTGTACCCGGTGTCCTGATCCGGCTATAATCAAACTTCTCGCCTTCCAGTTTTCTATGCTTCACGCCCATCTGTTTCGTAAATGTATGAAGCGTCAGATTTGTAAGCTTATGGCTGCAACGAAACTCGATCTTATCGAACATCGTGAACTTTCCTATCCTTCTTTTATCCAGGCA